ACCATAGTATTTTTTCCAATACCATAGTGGAAATACATTTCCGTAAAAGGGTTTTTCTTGTTGTACTTGGAAGGTACTACACGGACTACTTGTTTACCAACTGAGGGTTTCCAAAAGACAGATTTTTTCTCTCCGCTGCCTTTGCCGGATTGTTTTGACTGCATTGCTGACAGTCGGTTTCTCATTTCATTTAAATCCATAACTAATCAAATTTTGTTTGTAACATGAATATAATAACCATTTTACAGATTACCAAATTAAAGTTCAATAATCTTGTAAACTTTTGTATTAAGTTGTTTGAGATCTCCACTCTGGGTTAGAAGAATACAATTTTGATAGTGTTGCCAGTTAACTTTGTAACTAGTATCAACTACTCCACCATTTAATTTCTTAATTAAATCATTTAGGGCATTAATTGTATATAGAGTGTTTGTTTCTTTTTTGCGATGTACTAGAATCGTATTTAAAGGAATGTTGCTAACATTTGCTTGTTCAACATTATATGTAATAACATATTCACCTGTACTTTTAACAAATAAGACAAACATCTTATTGTACATAATGGAATATGCCTTCGATATACTTGTAATCATATCATCAAGCACATCCTCATCTACGAAAGTACAAAATAACTTGTTATTCAAATCTTTAGTATTTAGTTGGGTTTTCTCCCAATAAATATTATAATGAGTATCAAAAGTCGTAGTCGTTTCCATTTTTAACCTTTATTTGTAAACCTTTATTATTAAATATATTTTTTATCTCGTCTATTAAATTTTCATCTGCCGCATAGTCAAACAGAAAACTATCGTACGTATATAATACTAACTTGGTTTTCCTTCCTCTTAACAACCTATGTATATCCATCAAGATACAAACATTTGTTGCCGTTTCCAAGTTTTGTAAAATATAATTAAACAACTTTTGTGGATTCATGTTATCCAGTTTATCTTTTTTAAGGCAATAACTTGAAGTTGGCACGATAACTTGACCCAAGTTATTAAACTCATCCCAAGTTATTGTTATAAATTTCTTTACTTGTTGAAAAAATTCAATGTGCTCATACTCTTTAAATACACCTCCATAAAGCTGTTTAAACGTGAGTTCTTTTGCTTCTTGATAACTCGTCCCATAGAGGTCGGCAAACGTTTGGTGAACATCCTGCCCATTAAAATCCATGGCAACCAAACGAGCAGCAAGATGAGGATGGTATGCGCTAATATCGAGTTCAATAAATTCATCGTTTTGAGGTATGAAGCTCTTTCTAGCGCCCGAATCCTTATTTAGTGCGGCAAAATTAACGCCATTACAAGAGTTACTTGGTCTACGTGTAGTTGTAAAAAGGTTATAACTTGTGAATACTTTACTGTCACCAACTGAATAGAGTGGGTTGCTTGGTTTAAAGTGTTGATTAAAAACTGTTTCATCTATTTTTATTCCATTTTTTTCGATTCCAAAGAATGCGAGTGTTGTTTTATTATTATAAAAGTCAAAATACTCCGGCAAATCGTGAGTAAAATGCTGTTTTACCTCGTTATAAATATTTTCACAATACTCATAATGCTTAACTACCGGCACAATTTTGTTGATTTCTTTATTATCCGGATACTTGTTGTAAAAATATGTGTGAGTTGGTGTTGGATCTTGTATATACGGAGGAGCGAGTATGTTTACGTCGCGCAAGCTCTTAATTTGAAAATAATATAATGCGTTTTTCTTATCGCGCACCCATAAACACTCTATATTTTGTAATAACGCATCTATATGCGTTTTATCAACCGATAGCGTCTCGCTGTGGTCGATACATAACATATATCCTTTCCGTTCTATAGACGGTCTAAAATACAATAAGGATACACTATTTAATGCCGAATGGACATTATTATGATAAGGAACTATTTCAATGAATGCCTCCTTATACTTTTTATTTATCAAATAATCAATTTGATCTTGAGTCTCTATTAACCAAAACATTTAATGTAACCATTTTATTTATAGTATTTAAGATAATCAAACTTTAGGTAATCTCCAAATCTAGGTAATTTTTGTCTAAAAGAAGCTAATTCAACTATATTTTTATTTGTTTTAGCTACTTGTTCTTTATTTCCAGTTAATATCCAAGCTATAGTAAAGGGTTGATATAACTGATATAGTATTTGAGGGTCTTGGGCTTTTAATTTTGTAAATTGATCTAAATTTATTTCAATATATTGAATTTCGTTTGTTTTTTTACAAAAATATCTTTGAAATTCCCCGTTTTGGTAATCTTGTTGAGTTGGGGTAACAGGATTATAATATGGAATTAATACTGGTGGGTTATCTGTATTTGAATTAGTAAAATAATCGTATAGTGGATCTATTATGATTAGTGATGATTGAGGATTATCGGGATAATCTTGGGCTGCTATAAAGAGTAATTCTTCATTAGGTCTATCAGCTGTGGTTTTTCCAGTGTAGTATTTTCCTGTAGATACTTTAAAGTAATATCCTATATATGGAAGTTTTGTTAAAGCATAAACAAATTCTCCTCCATTAGTATATTGATTTGGTGTTATTTGTGATTGGGGAAAATACATATTGTTTTTATTTTATGCTAGTTTTTCAGGTAGACTGTTAACAAACTTTTTTGCTTTATATAATCCTTCTTGGAATATAGCTCCACTAGTTGAAGTTCCCCATCCAGCATTAGCTCTCATGAAATTTAATATTGCTTTATCTATATTATTTGTAGCGGCTTTTGGGAAAAATTTATTTTTGTTTCTTAAAAAGTAAAGTGATGCTATATGAGATGCTACTTTATAAATTCCTCCCTCGGATTTATTAACTAAATCAGGGTTGGTTATAATATCAAAGTTTCCTGCTTTTGAACCGTTAGATTTATAAAGATCATTATATACTTTATAGTTGCCTTTAAAAGTTAATTGATTAAACCCTCTACCTCTATATTTATATCCTTCATTAGCTGCGTTTCCATATCTACCTCCATAAATTGTATCAAAAAATTGTTGAGGGTTCTTTTTAATTACATTAATTTCAGCATCGGTTTTGTTTTTAAATTTACTAGGGAAAACTTCTCTAATTCGTGCAGCACTTGTACCAGCATATGAAATTTCATTTCGAGGAACAAATGCTGATTCTTTAGAAACAATACCTAAAATTGCTCTTGCTTCTATATCTGTAAACCCGTATGTAAGAAGAGTATTATATAAATAGATAGCACTATCTTTTTGGGCTTGAGATAAACTATCCCATGTTTTACCTCCTTTAAGTACAGGTGCTGTACCTCTAGCTGCGTCTCTACTATTGCCAGAAGCAATTGCAACTGCTCCTTTACCAACTTGAGAACCAAATGGATTTTTAGGAATAGCAATTGATTCTATAGTAGTTAGCCATTCATTATTTTGGATAGTATTAGTTACCCCTTTAACTAAAAATTCTAAGGAAGTTGGATAATTAGAAGGTAAATAAGTAGTATCAATTATATATTTTTGATAAACTTTCATTCCCGAAAGTCCATCCATTGTTAATGATAAATCAAATGGTAAGAATCCACCATTTGGAGAAGCAGCATCAGGATTAGTAGCTTTTTTTTCTTCAGTTTGTTTTGCTTGATCATATTCAAATAAAGAAGTAGCAGCGCTACTAAAGGCTGTAATTGCTTCTGGGTTCCATTTAGGAACTGATCCGTTAAGAGATCCTAACTCTGATACAAATGTATTATATGCTTCTAATTGTTCTTGGTAGCTTTCTTCTAATGAAGCACTTCCCTTAGTATTATTATCTTTAGTAGCTTTAAGATTTACTTTTTCCTTAAATCTATCAGTTAAACCTTTATTCATAGCTGATAAAGCTGTAGCATCTTCACCTGGAACGTATCCTCCAGCTGTTGCACCAATTGTAATCATAGATGCTAAATTGGGTGATACAGTTGTAGTAAAGTTTATATCTCTAATAAAACCTGATTTTGAGACTCCAGCACTTGTATAATATAAACCATAAACATCAAAAAATGCTAATTCGGTTGATTTTCCCTGTTTTTTAAGAATTTCATTTCTATCAGGACATACTACTTCATCGGTAAATACAATAACATTTCTTTCACTATCAATTGTAGGTTCTAATTTACTAAAATTACCAGTTGCATTATTCCATCCAGTACAAAGACAGTTTAACAAATCATATAACGGAACTTTTCCGTCTTCATTTTTTAATGAATCCATTTGGGTAAGAATATAAACCATATTAAAATATGCATTCATTATCTTACCATATTTATTTCCATTTATTTCTTCAGCATAAAATACTTCTCCTAAGGAAGCAAATTGAACTGAACCTTCGGAAGTATCAATAGTTGTATTAAATATAACTACACTAGGATCTGTACTAATTTGACGAGCTAACATGTAAATTAAATTACTATCAGGATTATTGTCTATAGATAATAATTTAACTTCTGGGTCGTTTACAAATGGAATAAGGCGATCTTCAATAAAGTTTAAAAATCTACCTAATCTAATATAATATTGAGTACCACCTTCATCTTCATATTTTTGTTTTAAACAACTAATTTTTCCACCTGGTGTTGTTAAAGCAGATAACCCGCTAGAATCAGCACTTAATGAAGCCATTTTTTGTTGTAATTTATAAAAGAATTTTCCTACTTCATGTGTGTTAGCAAAATCCTTAATTACATCTTCAGATGTTGGTTCTGGAGGGGTTTCTTCTCCTGAATCTTCTGTTTCTTCTCCACTTCCACTAGGTGCTGTATCTATTGCGGCGCCTGGGAGGAGGGTATTTGTTTTAAGAGATTCAATTACATCACCCATACTTCTTAAAATGATAGTAATATCGTAAGTACCATCTTTTAAAAATGACCATTGAAAATTAACTACTTTTCCTACAATAGCATCATAATTTCCACAAGCAGAAATTCTTTTATTTTCAATAGTAGTAAAAGCATTTTTATAATTTAAAGCTCCAGTTAAAAAACTATCAGCTAAACTTTCAGGAGCATTAACATATGTTCCATTATTTTTAAAATAAGAACTATTACCCCATTCTAACAACATCGTATAACCTAAACGCATATATAAAATATCAATTATATCAAATTGATTTCTATTATTTGCTTTAACTCTAATTGTTGCTGTTTTTAAAGAACCTCTAGTTTCAGTTTTAATTTCAGCAGAAATGATACCAGGCATTGCATTTAAACCAAAATTAGTTCCACCCATACCATAAGCATAGTAATCACTTCCTATATCTGTTAAATTAGGACCAGGCCATACTCCATATCGCTGATAGTTTTCTTCGGTTCCTGTTGTTGGGGATTCATTTGTTGTCCCATTAAATAGAACAAATTGTTCCGCTAGTTTAGCTCCAGTAAGTTTAATTCCTCTTGGAGGAGTACCAGTAATATTAACTGAGGAAACTAATTTACACCAACCGGTTCTAGCATTTAAATAAGTTAACTCTTGAGGAGTTCTATTTGACGAACCATAAACCAATTGTCGTCTGTTAATTTGTTCAACTATTGTTGAATTAAAACCTTCGCCTACTATATTAGCCATAATTAAGCATTTATTACATTAAAATCTCTTACTATATTTGCGTAAGTTGAAGGGATTCTAATTTGAATTCCTTCAGGTACTACTAAAGTACTTTGATTTAATTTATCTGTATTTGCTATTGAAATTACCCACCATAATGAACTATCTCTATAAAACTGTTGGGACAAAGTATCAAATCTATCTCCTTGAGTTGTATAAACATATATATCATTTTCAGATAAAGGAACTTCAGGATATCTTGAAGTTTGATATACTAATTTTCCTTCAATCTTTGTTTTAGGGATATTTTCGTATCTATTCATTTAATTAAAATATTGAACTTCCTTGATTTCCAAAAACTAAGTTATTCTGATCTCCTAAAGCTACATCTGGGTTTGATGGGGTTGAGGATTGAAGTCCTACTGATAATTGAGGGCTAGCTATTGAAGAATCAAATTTATTATAGTTACTCCTATCTTTATTAATACCATTAGCTAATGATATAAATCTTTGGTCTCCATACGTCTCAGCAAATCCAGTACCATCAAAATCTCCACCATAGAAATTATCTTGAGTTTGTGGTAAAAATTGATGAATTGGGATAAAATTGAATCCTGTAACTCTAATAATATGTGGTAATTCTTTTACAGTACCATCTTCACCACCTGTGGCTTTAATACCTATTTCCCAAGGAGTATCTTCGGCTATATCATAATTTAAACTTGTTATAATACCAGGCATTTCATAAATATACCCTCCTACTGTAAGTTGGGCTAAATTACCTCTCATATAACCATTAGAACTATAATCCGGGGTTAAGGTTGAAGCTAGATAATTTAATTTTTTATACATAGGAATAAGCTCTTCTTTTGATTGAGCGGCAACCGTCCAAGATAATGAAATTTGTCGAGTAAACCCACCGTAAGTAAAGAATTGTTCCCCTCTTCCTAAGTAGTTAAATCCATTCCACTGTGCATTAAATGAATCAGACATATTTCCTAAAAATGCTCTAAAATGCAAGAATGTTTTAAAACTAGGATTATCATTATCTATAATAGCTATTCTAAATTTAACTAAATCGTTTACAACTCCATTATCAACTACACCTTCACTTCTATATATTGGTAAAGAATTAATTTTATCTAAACCTAAATTTGCTGGGCCTAAACCAGGAATATCTGTAATACCGTATTTAGATTTTATTCCACTTCCATCATTAATTAATACTCCAGCAGAATAATCAGAATATATATTATTTTGTCTTTGTCCTGGTTGTCCTAGGTTGGTTCTTAATTCGTAATTTTGGGTACTATAATCTAAAGAAAAAGGAGTTGCACCTGAATTAGTTGCTGCTTCTTTTTGAGTATCTTTTAATTTAGATCTTAAAATTGCTCTAAAATCTTGAATCGAAGGTGAACCATGACTAACACCTGGACCAACAGAATTTGGAGCACTTTCAATTATATCTCTTTGAGTATAAGTCCAAGTATTATTAGCATGTATTAAATCAGTATTATCAGGCCATGTATTTCCTGGAGTGGTATTAGGATCATAGACATTAAAATAATTATATCCACTTCCTAATTGACCTTCAGCATTATATACTTCAGCAAATACTCCTCCTACAAGACCAAAATATTTTCCAGATACCCCTTTATTATTTAAAGGACCTTTACTTCCGGATGGAATTGCAAATGTTGGTAAATATCTTAAAAAATCATTACCATCACTAGTATAATTTATTCCTTCTATAACATTTGGAGTCCAAGTTATTGGACCATTAGGAATATTAAATAAACTAGCACTTTGAGGACTATTTATTGAAACCGTAGGTAATTCATATAAAGCTCCTTTTATCCAAGATTTATTTAAAGTTGAAACTTGTAAACCACCAACTTGTTTATTATTACTATCAACTGATCTTTGTTGGTTTTTTCCATAAAAATATCCAGGATTACTTACTGCTTGAGCATTTTGAGTACCTGTTCTTTGAATTGGGTCAACAAATCTAATAGCTGTACTACCTACACCTAAAGGTGAATTTGGACCTCCAGTATAGGTTAAAACATTAGCACCAACATTTAAATTAATTCCTGAGAAATTAAAGTTGTTTATGGATAGACTTCCACTAACTGCTCTATGTAATTCTGCTAAACGATTTTCAGATGTAGCTTGAGTTGGTTTTACTCTAACACCATATAAATTTATGTTATTAGAATAAGCACCTGTTTGGCTAAAAGGATTTATTCCTTGTTTATTTAAATGTCCACCGAATGCTGATACACCTGCTTGAGCTAATGTATTTAACGGTGAATAAATGCCTTCATTTAAAATGCCGCTCGTTTGTGTACGAACAGCTGTACGCGATAATAACTGTTGTTTAGCGATAAATAATAAACCATTAGGTGATTTAGTATCAATAAACATTTTTCCTAAACGTTTAATATCCGTTAAGGAATCAGTTGCAGCACTAATACCACCTCTTAAAATAAAATCTTCTCTAGGTCCTAAAGAATTAAAACTATCAGGGATTGGAGTTTGAATATAGGGTTGACCACTATACCCTCCTCCAAGAGTATCCTTCCCATACTTTAGGGACTTAAGATCAGTCTTTAAGTTTATTAAAGGCATTATCTAGGAAGATTATCCAAATATTTTTCAGGATTACCGTTTAAGTCTAATTGAGATTTTTCTAAACCTGCTATTTGAACAGTTTGTCTATCATATTGTAAAGGTTTTCTACCATCTAAATCTAATTGAGATTTTTCTAAACCTTTTTCATATTGGCTAGTTCCATCAAATGATTTAGGAGTTTTACCATCTAAATTAGTTAAAACAGATCCTTCAGATTTAAGTAAATTTAATAAGCTTGACATATCGTTGATTTTATTATAAATATTAAAATTATTGAGTTTTATAAGCACTAACAGCCATAGCTGTTCCTACTCTGTTTCCATCTAAATAAACATTACCACCAGATTTAACAGCTGATATTAGTTCATCTAATTTTTTATTAGTTTCATGATTAGAATTACCTTTAGGAGTAGATGAACGAGATTGGGAAGTACGAGGTTTAGTTTTTGCTGCTTTTTCAATTGATTTTTCTTCTTCATCATCACCTGAAAATAGGCCAATTCCTGCTCCTATAATTCCACCAGCGGCTCCTCCTATTACTGTTCCTACCCCAGGAATAATAGATCCTATTGTAGCTCCAATACCAGCACCAGTTAGAGCAGCACTACCAACTCCAGCTGCTTTACCAAGATTTTTAGCTTTTTTAGCTTTTTCTTCTAATTGTTTTCTTTTTTTAGGATCAGAAGTCATTTCTGCTTTTTTAGAAAGTGATTGAGCTTCTTCCATTTGAGAAGATGATGCATAATCTAAAGCAACACCACCTAATATACTACCAATACCTCCCCCAGCTTTTAATAATCCTTTACCAGCACTTTTAGCTAAACCTTTAAATAAGCTTCCTCCACCTTTCATACGAAGTGCACGAGACATTATACTACGTCCTCGTTTAGAAGTTAAAGATTTTAATTGTTTTCCTATACTAGCTCGACCTCCTTTTCTTCCACCAGAACTACCATCAAGAGCATCGCTTAAGGCATCCCCAGCACCTCCACCTTGATTAACTACGTAAACATACATAGGATTAGAAGCTGATGCTCCTAAAGTGCCTTTTCCACCAAATACTCTTCCTAATAAAGATTGTTTAGCTGTACCTGGTTGGTCACCACCGACCATACCTCCACCACCTCCAACACCGGAGAACATACCTTTAATTTTAGATCCTATAGCTACAGCCCCACCAGCAACGGCAATACCTCCAACTATTTTAAGTATCATTTTACCGGTTTCACCACTAAGAGCCTTTCCTATAGAACCAATAGCTTCTGCCATCTGAATAAAGAAAGGGGTAATAGCTTGAACTAAAGGTAATAAAGCTTTTTTCATCTCTATAGCAGCTGCTTTAAGAGATCTATCTACGGCTTCTGCATCTTTGGCGGATTTTGCTTGTGCGGCTTGAGTTGCTTGATATTGTTGAAGTTGTTTAGGACTCATTTTAGACATAAGTTCCTGTTGTTCAGCCATTTTAGCTACATCTTCAACAGACATCCCTATAGATTTAGCAAATGCTTCTTGAGCTATAACATTTCCTTTAAGATTTTTAAAGTTTTGTCTTACTAATTTTTCTTGTTCTTTTAATGAAGTTTCAGTATCTCCTGTAAGGGCTGCGTATCTTAGTCTTTCAAGATTAAGGTCTTTACCTATTAATAATTCAGCTTCTAATTCACTAGATATAGAGTCTTCAAAGTTTAAAAGGGATTTTGCTGAATTTGCTACTTCATCCATTGACATACCATATTTGGCAGCAATTGAAGCAGCTTTAGCTAATCCTTTTTCTCCCCCAGTTATATTAAACCTAGTAGAAGCTGAAGCATCAGCTATGGTTTCCATAACTTTTCTTAAACTAACACCAGTTTTATTCTGTTTGTTAAAACTATTTACTGTATTAGTTACATTTTTGTCTACTACTTTAAAGTTTTTTCCTAAAGCAGTTGATATTCTAACTAAACTTCCAGCATTTTCAGCTGAGTAACCTAATCGTTCAGTCAAGTCTTGCATTAGTTCTGCATTTTCTTGGCTAAATTTAAGGTTCATTCCTAAAGCATCATTGTATTTTTGTTGCCCCTCTAATAATTCTTCAGGGAAATAATACATACTAGAAGCTTTTTCTATAGTATGATAAGCATGTTCGGCTTCATGTCCAGCAATGCTAAACATTTGTCCGGTTTTAGCTACATTTTCAGTAAATTCTTTAGATAAATCTATTAATCCATGAACCGCTTTATGCATAAGTCCAAAGACTACAAGAGGATCTGAGAGAGCTGATAGGACACTTTTACCAATAGATGCTAATCCTGTAAGACCTACTTTCATAGTACCTACAAAACCTGCTGCTTTTTCACCGTTGTTTGTTATTTCAACAGCTAAAGCTCCCATTTTTTCTTTAGCGTGTTCTATTTCCTCACCAAATTCTTCAAAACCAACTTTTTCTAAAAGATTACCTAAACCACCAATTAATTTACCTGTAAGTCCAACGGCGTTATGGACACGTTTTTGGCGTTTATAAGTTTCATCTATAGCATTATTAAAATCTTGTTGATAACCTACTTTTTCTTCTAAAGTTTTAACTTCATCTTCGGCAAATGCTAATAATTCCTGTGCTTTAGCTAATTCCTCACCTTGAAGTTTTCCACTTTCTACTTGTTGTCTTAAATACTTAGCATTAGTTTTTAAACGTTGAAATTCTAAATTAACTTTAGATTGAAGACCTTTAGTTTCTTTTAAAGTAGAAGCAGCTAAATCATATTGGATATCTGAAAGTTCATCAGCATAGTTTACAAGTTTATCGAAACTTTTATTTAAGTTTTTATATGCTCTATCTTGTTTATTAAGTTCTTTTCCAATATCTGCAAATCTATCTCTTAATTCATCTAATCCAGTACTCATCTCAAGTTGTTCTTGACGAATACCCTTCATAGTTAATTCTAGATTTTTAGCAGCTTGTTCGGCACTTTTAAATTGTTTTACATATTCTTTAGCATCAGCAGTAATTTTTCCTTGATTAGATTTTAAGGATTTATTAATAGCATCAATTGCTTTTTGAATATCTTCTAATTTTACGGCCATTTGAATATATTATTATATGTAATAAATATTAAAGGGCATCATTTTTTTGATGCCCTTGTAGTATATGTAGGAGTATTTTGTTGTTTTGCATTTTTCATATTATCACTTGTAAAACCTGCTGATTTTAAAGCATTAATAGATTGCTGAACCGTATTTCCATTTTGTTTATTATTTTCTGATTCGTAATGGTCAAAGATTTTATTAAAAGTAAATTTTCTTAACCATATAGGCATGTTGTATATAGTTTCCCAATCATATCCACCTTTACCATAAAAAACCATTTCATGAATTTGGGTAAATAAAAGAAGTCTATATTCTTTTGCTTCCTCAGGATTCAGGGAAAAAAAAATTTGCCGTAATTGGTATTTCTGTTTCTTTTATTTCACCGTCAAGTGTTTCTCGATCAAACATGAAATTAACATCAGGTTGAATTTTGAGAATATAATCTCGAAGTGATTTAGCATCTCTAGCTAATAATCCATTATCTACAAAATCACGAATATGTTTTTTATCTACTTCTCCCTCAACTGAAGTAATAATGTGTTTCATTCTTGTTGACATTTCAGGTAGATTTTCTTTATTAATTTTAGATAAACCTTTAAGTTCAGCTTCAATTTTTTTCTCTAAACCATCTGTCATTAATTGAAATGTAACTTTATTTCCTGAATGGGGGAGGGTATATTCGAATTCATTAACTCCTTGGGTAAATAAAGATTCGTTTATTTCTTTATTTTCTAATGTTGATAAATCAACAGTATGAGTTTGACCAAAATATTCAAATGTATAATCCTTACCATATCCTAATACACGTGCTGCTACTAATAAAGCATTTTTATCACCAACAATTAAATCATCGGTATTAATATTACTAATAATAAGAGATTTTAATAGTTTATCAACTACAACTCCTTTTTGAATATATGATTGGTTAGTAATAATATCTTCTTCTCTAGCAGTCATGTATTTCATTTCTACTTTACCGGAAGATAAAGGATTATTTTCAGGATAAACAATACCTTTTGAAGGTAATTCGATTATCTCGGTTGGAAACTTAAATTCGCTCATAATTTTTATTTATTATAACTTTGTTATCATGTATAAATATATAAGAAAAAAAGAAGCTCGCAAAAAATTGCGAGCTCTTTTGATTTTCTTTTATCTGATTAGAAGTTTAATACGCAGTAATCAGGTTGAACTGTCATTGTAATATTAACTGCAGTACCATCATCATCCCAGTTATAATCACCAAAGTTAGCTTCAGTAATTAATGCACCTTTGATAATCCATTCTGATACGATATCACCTACAGGTCCTAATACGTCGAAAGTTAAATCTTTCTTATAAAAATCACTGTATCCATCTCTACCGGTTACTGACTCGTGATGTAAACGAACCCATTCCATTACGGCTTGAGCGCCTGAAGGAGTGATAGGATCGAATAATGTAAACTGAATTGTTCCCCAAGTTGTTTTTCCTTTAACAAAACGTTGTACGTTAATGTGGTTTAAAGGAACTGTACCTTGAGTTAAGTTTACAGCACCAACACCTTTAATTTCATATGCTGGGATCCCGTCGATGTACATGATAAAGCGGTTGGTCTGCTTTGGTTCAAAGGCGGTGAAAAATATTTCGTTTGGATCTAATACTGCCATTTTATTTATCTATTTGTTTATTATAAATATTCAACCTTTAAAAAATTATGCTGGGAAAACTGCACCTGTTGGTAAGATGTTGAAATCCAAGTAAATGAATTCTGCAGTTTTAGTAGGTTGGATATAAATTTGACCTACCATCTGATTTCTATCAATTACATCAGCTGTGTTGTTACTATCATCCATAATTACTTTAAAAGCATACAAACCTTGACGTTGTTGTACTGATTCTAAATATGGGTTAACTTGACTTAAGAATTGGTTTCTTGTAGCAATTGTATTTTGTTCGAATACTAAGTTTTGAGCTACTTGGGAAATGTATGACTTAAGTTGGATTAACAATCTACGAACGTTTACACGGTCAAGTGCAGATGCTCTAGTTTGTAATGTTTTCTGACCATATACTACAACTCCTGTTCCAGGGAATGTTGCAATTGGGTTAACTTTATTTGTGTATAAAGTATCGCGGTTAGCTTGAGATAATTTCTTTTCAGCTCTAATTACTGTACTTAAACCACCTCTATTAATACCTGCTGGGGCAAACCATGGTTCGGAAACACTATCATTGTAAGCATAAACACCACCAAGTAATGTTGAAGCTGGTACCCATACTCTTTGAGCTGAATCTGGATCGATTGTTTGAACCCAAGGCCAGTAAGCAGCAGCATATGAAGTATTTTTAGCATTTGCTTGAGTAGTTACTTCTGAAATACTTGAGCTATAAGGTACTAAATCAACTACATAAATTGCATCACCTCTGTTTTGAGTATTATTGATTGCTGTAGTTACTTGAGATGAACCTAAATTAGCAGTTGAAGCAGCTAAACCAGGAGTTAATAATACATTATATCTGTAGTCATCAACATTACCCATCAAAGTAATCATATTTGTATAGGCACTTGCTGT